TATAAAGTTACTTGTGTTAAATACATAATTTATTTTATTTTATTTCATATCTCGACAATACTTGCCTTTAACGATATAGATTAATTGTGCTTTACCATCGGCATAGATTAGTGCATTTGCATGCATCCAGCTTGAAGCTCCTTTGTTGTATCCTACTCTTAGTCCTGATAATGTTCCTACACACATATGTCCATCTGTTCTTGAAGGAGAGTGAGTATGACCTGTAATCATTTTAGTATTCATTTGTTTATATTCATTAGCTGAACCTCTGGATCCATTTGCACCTACGTGACCATGTACTCCTAATTCCCAATCTAATACTCTATATGAATCATCTAATCCTAATGTCTTAACTTGATCAGGAAAATTACTTTCAATTAAGTAACTAATAACACCCTTCTTTTGAGCGATTGGTTGATTAGCTAAAATCTGTGCTCCATATAAAAACATTCTTTTGTTACGTGCTTTTCTCCAATCAACAGACTTTAACCATCTATCTAAGAAATCATCGTGATTAGATCTTACTACAACTAAATTGTATTTTAATCTATCCTTAACCCACTCTAACATGATCTCTAATTCTTTCTTAAGATCTCCTGTTCCATTTTCTTCCTTCTGCATTACTCTAAAAGGATCATTCTCTTCATGATGACTAATAGACTCACAATCTATAATATCGTGCAGCATTGTATGCTTAGGCTTCATCTCATCCAATAACTTAAAAGATACATCAGTTGCTCTCTTATCATTATGTGCGATGTGTATATCTCCTAATACAGCTACCTCTGCTCCTTCTACATTATCTAATACTTTACCATTCTTTACTCTTTTGAATAGATCGTAAAAGTTTCCTTTGTCATCAGCTGATACTTGTCTTATGTGAAATATGTCTCCATCTAATTCAACAATCGTAAATCCAATTGAATGATGAAACTCACCCTTCTTACCTGACTTACTATCTGTATAATTTGACACTGTTACAGCTCCTGTCGATAATAATAATTTAGAAGGATAACCATCTAATATTGGTAACGATTTAACTTGTTGTCTTGGATGTCCTACAATACATGACTCTAATCCTGTAACAGAATTCAATCCTGTCAAAGGAGTTGCTGCTGTTGGAGGAATCTTAATATCACTTAATACTTGTAATAGTGGATGTATATTATGTCGTGCTGCATCTAAGTAAGGTACAACCTCTGGTGACCACCAATCTTGATCCTTATCAGCAAATACTGAAGTTGGATTAGAATAACGTCCTGCTATAATATGTAATCCAGCATCTAAGTCATTTGCATAAGCCTTCAAGTTCTTCATGAAGTTCTTGTGAATAGGTGTAGCATTTTGTGCCCAAGAGAATAAGAATGTTTGTTTCTCTTCAGCTACTTTTTGCTGAGCTATTTGAAATGTCTAAGTAGCTTCTATTTCAGCTTCTGGAGATTCATTTCTTCTTCTCTTTAATAATTTACTAATTGAGATTCTAATAGAATCCTTATATTCAAAATTAAATTCCTCACACATTAACTTTGCTGCTGCAGTAATAGATAAAGAGTTATCTTTAGTCATTGCTGAGATTACAAAATCTAATGGTTCTTTGTTATACTTACTCATAGTTTAAATTTTAGTTATATAAATTATCAATTTCTTTTTTTGTACACTTTTTACTAGCTAATTCTTTATCTACTGCTTCACTAGATTTAAACTTCATTTGCCATCTATCTGACATCTTCATTTTCTCTGGAGCACCAACTCCACCATTCATAGACATTACTGTTCTGCTTGGCTTTATTAGTGGATAAAAAATTCCTAATTTTGGTAAAGATACTCCGAATCCTTTTAACATGCTACTTCTAATATAAGAAATCATGCTTCTAAGTACTAACTGAATATCATCCTTTGTAAAACCTGTATCATTACTAATGTGTTCTAACATCTGTAATGTAGTGGTAGTTACTTTTGGTTTTCTGTGCCTTAGTGGCTTTAATTGTTTTTTCATGTTATTGTTTATTCCCAAGGAAATACTATCCAACGATCATCTTCTACTAGAAGAGTTTCAAATTCAACAGCCTTTGGTATTTTATTAACTAATGTAGCCCATCTTGAATTAGGTACATATTCTTTTATTTGATTTATTGTTAATCCTGAATCACATATATCGTCTACAAATAATACTTCAGCAGAATCATAAACTCCTTTTATCATTAAAAGTTTGTTTACATCTTTTACTTTACCATCTCTTGTTTGCCACTCTAAAGGAATAAATGGTACTCCCATTTTATTACTTAAAGCTACACCCATTGGTAATCCACCTCTAGATAGTCCAACGATACGTTTAATGTTTTTGTCTGCATACTCATCAGCTATATCACTGATCATCATATCAAACAATTCCCATTTAATAAATAATTTTTCACTCATAGTTTATTTTTTGTATTGGTTTTTAATTTTTACGTACATTAATATATCTTTCTTTTTGTCGTCGTAATTTCCTTTAACAAACCATTTGTCATTTGTTTTAACATTTGATTTTCCTCTTGCCGTTCCATATCCTTGTTCAATTACAAATGTGTGCGCTGCGCTTACAACTATATAAGAATAACCATCTTCTGCAATTGTATCAACAAATCCTTGAGCATCTGTTGGAACATCAACATTACTTCCAAATACTATTTGTTTGTAAAATGTTTTAGATAATCCTCTAACATACTTTGCAAGTGGCATTCCCATTCTTCTCTCTCTACCCATATCTAAAGTAATTTGCAATGCGTCAAGATAATCCATATTGAATCCCTCTGCAATAGCTCTTACTGTACAATCATCAGTTTCATTCAATCTTTCGATATTGAATTTGTATCTGTCCATTGTGTCAACTAACTTAACTTTTTGAGCTTGAGCAGTTGTAAATGATATTAGTAAAATGTAAATTAAATTTTTCATGTTCTTTTCTTTAGACTATAAAGATACGCCTTTTCTTCTTACAAAGCAACTTTATCTGAATTTAATAATTCAGTATGTCTTTTATAATCTGCTAATTGATCTGCCATCATATTACCTATGATATTAGGATCTTGCATTAGCTCTTTCTTTTTAATAGGATCCTTTTCTTTTTCGACTTGATGAGATCTAATGTGAATCATTTCTAATATCATATTAGGTCTTTCATCTAGTTTTGTCTTCAAAGCCTTCCAGAGATCAATATTCTTTACTTCTCCAGAAGTATTCATCCAACCGTTTTTAATCCATTTTAATAGACGTTTTTCTGTGAATGACTTAACTACATATTCACTATCACTATATACTGTTAGAGTGCCTTTAAAATCGTTCTCTATCGCTGTGACAGCATAAAATAAAGCACTGATCTCCATACGTCCTGTCTTAGTGTCTTTAAACCCTAAACTGAACGCAGCTTTAGATCCATAGAGATTTGGAAAGTATGTTCCAAAGCCTCCATTACCTTTTGCCTTTCCTTTCACTACAGCACTTCCGTCTGTATATGCTATTATTTTATTCATCTAGTATTTTATCTTTAAGTACTGCAAGTCTAATTAAATCAGCACTTGTAGCTGATTCAGTTAAAGCTAGCGTCTCTATATGACTAATCACTTTTAATGTTTGTTGAAGATCATAATCCTTCGCAAATCCATTATAAGCAGCCTTTAGATTTAAATATTCCTTATGCTGCTTACTAGACATCTTACGCTTACCTAATCTAGCATCAGCCATCAGTTCACTTAAATGTTCTAGTCTGTTTTCGTTTACGTTAAATCTTTCTGCCATAATTATTTTTTGATAAAGATACTACTTTGAAGCCTTCTTTGCAACATCCATTGTTGTTTCCGTTCCTTCAACTTTTGCATCTTTAGAAATAATCTTATAGATTTCTTTCCAACTTGGAAGTCCTCCTATATTTCTATTATCGATATAATAGTCAGCAGATATCTTTCTACAATCTTGTTTGTAAAAATCAATTACTCTTGGCAGATTTGAATTAATGAAGTGATAAGGAATATTATTCTTCTTTAAGAAGTATTCAGCTAGTCCTTCATATTTACCTGTTCTGCATGTGTTGATAATAATATCATGTCCGTCTTCGTGGAATTTACGTATAACTGTATCGGCATCTTTAATTAAAGATCCTACTTCTGGGAAACTATCTGTTGCGACAGTTCCATCAAAATCGATTGCTAATATAAACTTTTTCATATTATTTAATTTTAGTTATTGTTACATTTGGCCATGAGCCAATTTGCATATCTTCATTGATTAATAAATCAATACGATTTGTATACCGTTTATTCATTGTGTCTTCAACAGTATAACATCCGTCATACTTAGTACCTTCAATTTGTACTAAACTTCCATAAGGAAATTTCTTAAGAAGATCTCTACTCAAAGCAACTATTCGGTGCTTATAAGGATCATTCAAATCTAGTTCAAACATTGTTGCAGTGTGTCCTGGATCAGAATTAGTTTGTGCTGGCACAGCATTATATACTGTACAGTGCACTGTTTGTGTTTCTTGAGCTGTTATATTGTTAAGCACAAGAAGTGATAAAATTATTAATATTCTCATATTATTGTTTTACTTATAGGGCTCAGTTATAGAGTGGCCCATATCCCTCTATGTTTTATTATGCTACTGTGAAATCAAATACGATAGTCTCGTTCCATTCTTGACTTGCATCAACACATACTACAACTTCGTTACCTTTAGTCATATCAAATTGTCCTGCATCCCATCCTGTTGGAAGACTCTCTATGTATAATAATTTAACATCTTCATCTCCAATAACACTCTCAGCTAAATAAACAGCTAATCCCTTATCTTTAGTTACTCCTACTATGTTACGTGCTTTAGCTTCTTTTAATTGAGCCTTAACTTCACTTAGTTGAATCGTTAGAACTTTCATTCCTGTTGGTGATAAGAATTTACCTTCTTGCTTTAATATTGTTTGCAAGTAAGTTAATTTGTCTTGAATCATTGATAATTTTAAATTCGATTTCATAATATATATTTATTTGTTTGACATAAAGATACTCCTTTAATATACCTTTGCAACAATTATTTTAGTTTTTTTTAAAATAAAAAGGACCCTACAGTGTAGAGCCCTATTAAAATTATTTATTTATTTCTTCATATTCTTTGATTTGTTTATTAGCTTCGTCTACCTTTAGTTGTAATGATGCCATAATATATGCCTGCCTACATCCGGTTTCGTACACACGATCAAAGTCTTGTTGAAGTTTATCTCTGTGTCCTTTTAAAGTTAATAAATTTAATCTAATACTGTCTTGTTGTTTTAACATATTGTTTCTCTGTTTAATCGTTAAATCTTTGTAAGCCTCTCTTACAAATATAATTGTCAGCACTTCTTTCTTTTGGCTCAGCTTTTGGATCAATTAAATAATCGTACTCAACTTGAACATCAAAGCAAGGACATGCTTTAGCACTGAATTCATTGTGCCCATGTAATGTTGCATCTGGATATAATTCCATTTGCTCTTTTAAAAATTTATCTAAAGCTACAGTCTGTTCTGGAGTCCTAGTGTCTTTTGCAATCCACTTTCCATTTACTCTTGTTGCTTCAACTCCACCAACATAAGATACTCCAATACTGTTATGATTGTATCCTCTTACGTGTGCTCCAGCTCTTTTAATCGGTCTTCCTTCAGCTACTGTTCCATCTCTATATACTAAGAAATGATATCCAATATCTGACCAACCTTTTCTAGTGTGCCATCCTCTAATTTGATCTACTGTGTAATCTTTTCCTTCTGCTGTTGCTGTACAGTGAAGTATAATTCTAGTAATGTCTCTCATTATTTCTTTCCTTTTTTTAGTATCTTTTTCAATACTTATTTAAGTCCTGAAGTATTTTTTCTAATATCAACGCCTTTGTTTACAGCTTCAGTAACCTGTTCTTTTTGTGATAACATTTCCCACATCTCAGAATCAATTGTTTCATCTGAAAGCATAAATGTTATTGTAGGAGAATTCTTTTGACCACTACGATCCAACCTCCCTATTGTTTGAGCTAAATCAGATGGTCTCCAAGGCAGTTCTAATATTAACATATTTGAACATACTTTTTGTAATCCATCAACTCCTGTTCCTGCTGATTGCATATTTGCAAACAAAAACATATCGTCGTTTGATATCCACTCCTTAACTATTTTTTGTTTATTAATAGATGATACTCCACCCGCTATTAACATTGATTTAAATTTGGTACTTAGATATTCTAATCCTTCTCTATGTATTCCAAATATTAATAACTTTCCATTCTCACTTACTTTCCAATCTCTTAAATATCCCTCAATAGCTTTTAATTTTCCTTCAATAGCTAATTTTCTTAATACGCTTAAAGCTACTAAGTGTTCTGCCTCTTGAGCCTTCTCTGCTGATTCAGCTCCTTTGGTTTCACGAATATAATCAATTAGATCATTCAATGCTCTTTTGATTTTAACTTTATTTGTTATTGGCATTTGAATAACTTGTTTAGTTACATCTGGAAGTTCAGAGAGTACATCTCTCTTCTCTCTACGTATATAACACACCTCTCTTAACTTTCTATTAAGTTCTAATGTATTTGTAGCACCATCTGTAACCCATCCAAATTTACCTCTATATCCACCACAGTATCTCGTAATGAATTGCATCCAATCTTTTGCTATTTGTTTATCTCTTTTAGCTAAGACTAATAAGTTCCAAAGTTCAACAGGTCTACTCATTACAGCAGTTCCTGTTAGCATTTGAATCTTCATATCTCCTTTTGTAATTCTCTTTGCAGCCATTGCTCTTTGAGAAGACTTCTCTTTTAAGAAGTGTGCTTCATCAAATATAATCATTGACCAATCTGTTTTGATTAGCTCTGCAAATTTAACTGTAGCACCCTTTCCTTGTTTCTTACCAATTATATCATAGTTGATAATTACAACTTCTGCGTTCCAATTATTTACTCTAGTTTTTGTTTCTTTAGATTCTATTACTGCAACCTCTCTTTTGTTACCTGTAATCTCTAACCATTTTTCTTGCCAATTATATTTGACTGATGCTGGAACAACTACTAGACATGGAAATTAATTTGTAGTCTCTGCATACATTATTGATTCAAATGTCTT